CCATCTATCCAGAGAAGGGATTTTGGTCTTAGAGACAATGGATCTTTAAGAAAGGATCTTGGGTAGTATAAATATAGAAAAAAGCTAATGATATGGCTGCAATTGTAACAGATCAATTTAGAATTCTAAATGCAAACAACTTTGTAGAGACGGTAGATAACTCTGCAAACTCTTATTATGTCGTGCTAGGTCTCGCTAATCCAGCACTTGCAGTTGGTTTTGGTAGAACTACAGATTGGAATACTAATACACCAAATCCAACAGACAATTTCAATTATATGAATCATAGTGGTGATACTCAAATATTTGGAAAAAAAGTCACTAGTGCCAACGTAAGAAGGTTAATAACAAGAAGAAATTGGACACAAGGAACAAGATATGAAATGTATCGTCATGATTATAGTGTTGTAAATCCATCTCCTGTAACAAACTCTACAAGGTTGTATGCATCAAATTATTATGTAATGAATAAAAACTTTGATGTATATGTGTGTATTGACAATGGATCTTCTGGTATTAGTACTACTGGAAATGCTTCACAAGATGAACCACTATTTACAGACTTAGAACCAACACGAGCTGGTGAAAGTGGTGATGGATACATTTGGAAGTATCTATTTACAGTTCCTCCAAGTGATATTATTAAGTTTGATTCTACTGAATATATTTCAGTTCCTGGTAATTGGCCAACTTCATCAGAAACACAGATTCAGTCAGTGCGTGAAAATGGTGATTCAACCATAAACAATAACCAAATTAAAAAAGTTTATATTGATAAACAAGGTTTTGGTTATTCTCAGAATATAGTTGGTAGAGAAGTTGACATTATTGGTGATGGAACTGGTGCAAAAGTTGTTATTGATACTGATAGTAATGGTAAAATAGTAAAAACTAATGTATCATCTGGTGGTCAAGGTTACACATATGGAGTGGTTGATTTAGGTCCTCTTGGTAACTCTGGAGTATCAGTTGGTAATTTTGCTAAATTAATACCAATTATTCCACCATCAAAAGGTCATGGTTTTGATTTATACAAAGAGTTGGGAACTGACAAACTTTTAATTTATGCAAGATTTGATGATTCAACTAAAGATTTTCCAACAGACACTAAATTTGCACAAATAAGTGTAATTAAAAACCCAACATCTATTGGATCTACATCTATTTTTACTGAGAATGATTTTTCATCAGTTAATGCTATCAAAGTTGTTTCTCCAACTGGAACTCCAACAATAGGGGAAAAAATTCAACAAACAGTAACTAATGGAACAGCACAAGGATATATTGTATCTTATGACACTGACACAAATGTAATTAAATATTATCAAGATAGATCAATATATTTTAACCAAACTACATCTGATCAAACAGATTATGTTGGAATAACCACAGAAGCTAAGGTTCTAAATTTTGAATCATCAGCTGAGAGTATAATCGCACCAACAAGTGGATTTACTGCTACAGTTGACCAAAACTTTACTGGAATAAGTACAAACCCATCTGGTAACAAGGTTATTTCACTAGGAGTAAACTTCACAAATGGTCTTGCATCTCCTGAGATAAATAAAAAGTCGGGTGAAATAATTTACTTAGATAATCGACCACTGATAACTAGAAACTCTAGACAGAAGGAAGACATTAAAATCATCTTGGAATTTTAAAAAATGCCACAAAAAACGAATTTAAATATAAGTCCTTATTATGATGATTTTAATAAGGAAGATAAATTTTACAAAGTCCTATTTAAACCAGGATTTCCTGTTCAAGCAAGAGAATTAACAACTCTTCAATCTTCCTTACAGAATCAAATTGAAACCTTTGGTAGTCACATCTTTAAAGATGGGTCTATGGTGATACCTGGTAATATTAATTTCGATAATCAATATCATTCAGTTAGAATAGCAGATACTCATTTAGGTATTCCAGTTACATTATATCTAGAACAATTAATAGGATTAAGATTAAAAGGACAAACTTCTGGTATTATTCTAACAATTGATAGTTATGAATTAGCTGGTACAAACACAGAAATAGATGATTTAACAATATACGTTAAATATTTGGAGTCAGGAAATAATAATGAAATATCAAATTTAGATGATGGGGAGCAATTAATTGTTCAACAATCATTTGTTTATGGAAATACTGCAGTAAATGAAGGTGAAACAATTTTAACATTAGTTGATAACAACGCCTCTGCAATTGGATCTTCTGTTGGTATATCCTCTGGAACATATTTTATAAGAGGTTCTTTTGTAGATGTATCTACTGATAAAATAGTTTTAGATCCATACAGTAATACACCATCATATAGGGTTGGTCTCAATATTCAAGAACAACTTATAACTGCAAAGGATGATGACTCACTATATGATAATGCAAGGGGATTTTCTAACTTTGCAGCACCAGGTGCAGATAGATTAAAGATAACAACTACATTAGCAAAAAAAAGTTTAACTGATTTTAATGACACAAACTTCATTGAATTGTTGAGATTAGATGAAGGTGAAATTAAAAAAATAGTCAAAAAATCAGATTATTCTTTAATAAGAGATTATTTTGCAGTAAGGACTTTTGATGAATCTGGTAATTATTCCGTTCAACCATTTGATGTTCAAGTTTTCAATTCTTTGAACGATGGTATATCAAATGAAGGTATTTTCAGATCAAATGAGGTAACAGATCAACAAAATGTACCATCAGATGACTTGATGTGTGTAAAAGTGTCTGCTGGAAAAGCATATGTAAAAGGTTATGATATAGATCTTGGTGGAACAACTATCATAGATGTAGAGAAACCTAGAGATAAACAAGTTGTTGATTCTTCACTAGTTCCTTACCAAATGGGAACTATTTTAAGAGTAAATCATGTTCAGGGTGTTCCTGCACCAAATATCAATGATGATAGTAAGTTTTTAGAATTTTATAATCAGAGAACTAGTTCAGGATCTCAAGGAGAAGGTGAATTAGTAGGTCAAGCAAGAGTTTATTCGTTTGCACTCTCAGATGCATCATATACAAATGCTAAATCTGAATGGGATTTACATTTGTTTGATGTACAAACATTTACTCGTTTAGAACTTAATCAAGCTGTGAGTAATGCAGAACTTCCTGATACTTCATTTGTAAGAGGTTTAAGTAGTGGTGCGACTGGATATTCAATCGCAGCAGGTGGTGCAAGTTCGGTTGTTAAACTAACTCAAGTTACTGGTGTATTTGTTGCAGGTGAACAAATAATTATTAACGAAGATCCTGAAATATCAAGATCAATAAAAACTGTTAGAACTTTTGGTATACAAGATATTAAACAAGTTTATCAAGATACATCTTCAGTATCTGGATATGTTATTGATTTTGATGCTGATGTAATTTTACAAAGAAGAGTTCCAACTGGTTTTAGTATTGTAGATAAATTAAATATTGGCGTAACTGGTGTTGCTACATGTGCAGGTAGAAGTTTTACTGGTATAAAAACAGATACAATTATTAGATATCAATTACCAGATGAAGCAGTAGAGAGATTTAATAGAGTTACAGAAGTTGCATCTGACGGATTATCTATTACATTAGCAGCGGTGCCAACTGTAAGTGGTATCTGTAATGGTGCATTACCTACTAGTCGTGTAACCACCACATTTGCATTTGGTGAGGCTAACATTAATTTAAATGAAAATAAAGGATTATATGCTGAATTAGGAAATAAAAATGTATCAGATATAAATCTATCAGGTTCAACTTTAGTAGTTGCTAAAAATATAACAGGTGAAACTACTGATGGATCTGGTGTCCTAACATTTGATCTTGCTGCCAGTGGAATTTCAAGTGCATTTTATGAAGGATTTGATGCTGAAAGATATTCTGTTCACTATTCCAACGGATCAATTGAAGATTTAACATCAGAGCAGTTTGTCTTAAGTAATGGTGGTCAAACAATTACTATGAATGGACTATTAGATAGTCAAACAAATGTTGTTGTATCTACCACACTTAGAAAACAAGGTTTAAAGAGTAAACAAAAAAATTATATTAGAAGTCAAAAATTAAATGTTGTTAAGACTGCTGTTGGAATTAACACAACTCTTTCAGGGATGGATAAATCTACTGGTTATGGGTTAAGAGTTGAAGATAGAGAAATATCAATAAATTATTGTGATGTAACTAGAATTATTGGAGTTTTTGAATCTACTGATACAAATTCACCCACACTTGATAGATTAACTTTTCCTAGTGGTTTAAATTTAAACTCAACAGCAATTCTAGGTGAACAAATTGTTGGTGATAGTAGTGATGCTGTAGCACAAATAACTGGATTAATATCTTCAACTGAAGTTGAGATCGCATATTTAACACCAACTAAATTTACTACTGGTGAAGTCTGCAATTTCCAAGAATCAACTATATCCACAACTTTACAATTAATTACGGTTGGAAATAATTTAAATATTACAAATAGATTTGAACTTGATAATGGACATAGAGAACAATTCTTAGATTACTCTAGAATTGTAAGGAGAGTTAATTTTGGACCTCCAACAAGAAAAGTCTTAATTGTTTATGACAGATATGATGTTCCTAATAATGATACTGGTGATTTCTATACGGTTGCATCTTATCCAGAGGAGAGATACTCACAAGATATTCCATTATTAAAAAATGGATTAAGGGCAACCGATACTATTGATTTCAGACCAAAAGTAGCACCATACACTGGTGCAGAATCACCTTTTGCATTCTCAAATAGAACTTTTGGAAATACTTACAATCCATCACTTGTCGTAACTCCAAACGAAAGTTCAATTCTTGGTTATAGTTTCTATCTACCAAGAAATGATAGAGTTGTTTTAGATATTTTAGGAAATTTAGCTGTAGTTAAAGGAACTTCCTCAAAAGATCCAGTAACTCCAGAAGTTAATGAAAATGCAATGGAGATTGCTACAATTGAATTACCAGCATATCTTTACGATCCTGATGATGCGATCATAAGAGTGGCTGATAACGTCAGATATACCATGAAGGATATTGGTAGACTTGAAGATAGAATTGATGTTTTAGAAGAAGTCACTTCTTTAAGTTTATTGGAACTTGATACAAAAACTTTACAAGTTCAGGATGTTGATGGTTTATCAAGATTTAAAACTGGTTTTTTTGTTGATGATTTTAAAAATGCAGACCTATTAGATACTAGAGACCCAGATTGTAAAATTACAATTAACTCTGATGATAGGGAGTTAAATGTTCCATTAGATTTTTGGTCTATTAAACCAGAACTAGCTTTAGATCTAACAACTAATGTTGACACTGCAGACTTTACTCAAGATCTTGAATTATTAGATACTAATGTTAAGAAAACTGGAGATTTAATTACTTTAAATTATGAAGAAGTTGATTGGATAAATCAACCATTAGCATCCAGAGTAGAGAATGTTAACCCATTTAACATGGTAGAATTTCTTGGAAACATTGAATTAAAACCATTTGCTGATAGTTGGGTTAGAAATGTACAGGTTGATGGTGGTGTTAGGAGATTAACAAGAGGAAGACGTAATAGAAGGTTTATTGAAACTTTATTAACAAATCAAGCACCAGATACACATATCAGATCTAGAAACGTTGCATTCACAGCAAATGGACTAAGACCTGTTGCTAGATTCTATCCATTCTTTGATAGTGTTAGTGGAATTGACATTGTTCCAAAACTTCTTGAAATTTCAATGATAAATGGAATATTCCAGAAAGGTGAAACAGTTCAAGCATATGATTCAACTGGTTCTCAGGTTGCAATATTCAGAATAGCTCAACCAGATCATAAATTAGGTGATATAAATTCTCCATCAGAGACATTTAACGCAAATCCTTACAATACATCAGTATCTTTAGGATCAGTTTATTCAGCAGGATCTTCAGTTTTGAACATTGATGTTTTATCAATGGCAGATGAAGCACAAGGAAGATTTTTTGGATATATTCCTACAAGTGGTGTGACATTGCTAGGTCAAAGTAGTGGTGCACAAGCAAATGTAGCAAATGTAAGATTGGTTGCTGATACTTTTGGAGATCTTTTTGGATCATTCTTCTTTAGAAATCCATTAGCAGTTCCACCACCACCATTAAGATTTAGAACAGGAACAAGCACATTCAAGTTAACTTCAAGTTCAGTAAATGCAGAGCCATTACCTGGCAGTTTGCTCATAAGTTCTGGAGAAACCACTTATCAGGCAGAAGGTAGAGTTGATACGTTTACAAATACTCTTGTGATCATAAGAAGAAGACGTTTCTGTGACCCTCTTGCTCAATCATTTACAACTGATGAAACTGGTGCATTTGTAACTGCTGTTGATTTATTCTTTGGTAGTAAAGATCCTAACGAAAAATTAGCAGTTGAATTGAGAACTATGGAATTAGGACTTCCAACTAATACACTTGTTCAAGATTATGCTCGTGTAGTTGTTAATCCAAGTCAAATTAATATATCAAACAACGCAGAGATACCTACAAGAGTTACTTTCCCATCTCCTGTTTATCTCGAACCAGATAGAGAATACTGCGTAGTTCTTCTTGCTCCAACAACAAATCTTTATGAAGCATGGATTGCTCAGATGGGAGAAAGAACCGTAAATACACAGAGTTTACCTGATGCTGAATCGGTTGTTGTAACTCGTCAGTATGTTGGTGGTAGTTTATTCAAATCACAAAATGGTACTATTTGGACACCTAGCCAGTTTGAAGATCTTAAATTTAAATTACGTAAAGCACAATTCTC